TATAAAATATACTATATTCATCAAACAGATAAACGTGATTTTAACCGAGGCGCGATGAAAAATATAGGATTTTTGATGGTAAAAGACAAGTATCCTCAACACTACAAAAATATAACTTTGGTATTCAATGATGTAGATACTATGCCTTACAATAAAAACTTTTTGAAATATACTACCACGCCAGGAACAGTGAAACATTTTTATGGATATAAATTTGCTTTAGGTGGAATCGTATCTATCACTGGGAGCGATTTCGAAAAAACATTGGGATTCCCTAACTTTTGGGCGTGGGGTTACGAAGATAATACACTAAAAAATCGTGTAGATAAACACAAACTGAAACTTGACTACAAGCAATTTTATCCTATTATGGATAAAAATATTTTACAATTGAAAGATGGGTTGAAAAAAATTGTAAATCGTAGAGAATTTGATGCATACATATCAAAATCAGATAAGTCTGGACATCATACCATCAAAAACCTTACATATGAGATTAATGAAGCAAATGGGTTTGTCAATGTCAAAACATTTGACACAGAAAAACCAAATAATCCAAATGAAAACATTCCCTATGATCTTAGACAAGGAACACGTCCATTCAAGGCGGGAAGAAGAGGGGGTGGAATGAAAATGGCGTTTTAAAAATTAAGGTCTTGAAGCAATTAAAAGTTTGATAGCCAACCCGACTTCATCTACCGTTTCCCATATTCCCGATATTTTGATAACATAATATAAGTTATCATGATGTTGCAATTTGCTTGCATTTTTTCTAAGGTCACGATATATTTTCATACATCCTGAATACAGCTGCTTAGATAAGATATTCGATATTTTTTTATTACAATGGTTTTGTCGTCTGTAGTAATCTAAAATGTTGTATTCAATGCGAACGAATTCTTGTATAATACGCAAATTATGTTCTTGATACGGATGAAATTGTAAGAATAACCCATTTAGATGATTTTTTAACTCCAATTCTTCTAACGTCAAATAAAAATACACACCATTCATAGTAAAGAATTGGTTCGAAAACAATATCTTAGAAAAAGTCCCTTCCACGATAACATTGTTTTTCTTTTCCAGCAAATACGTATTATGTATCGAATATTGATTTGTCTTTAATGCAATGTTCATTTATCTAATGAAGTAAATGAACATATGTTTATTATGTTTTTTTAAAGTTTATAATTACTTTTTAACAGTTTTCAACGTGGGTATCTCAATTTCTTTTCTGAGTTCATCGAGTTCTTTATCGCGTTTATCAATTTCGCCTTGAAGTTCAGTAACCTCATTCTCAATGCGAGTCATTTTCTCTAAGGTAGTTTCTTCTTCTGTTTCTTCAACAGAAGTGTCAGATACTTCTTCGGATTCTTCTAAATCCTCTTCTTCGGATTCTTGGTTCTCGAGTCCTTCCTGTAAATTTTTAGTAAAATAAGAAAAAATGATGAAAGCGTAGAATACCACTAAGGCAATCAAGATAGCAGTGGGAATATTTACGGGAAATTTCATAATTATATTATAATATAATACTATATATTATACTAAATGACTGAGATATTTTCTAAAAATACAATCTCCGTTCTTCCGTCATGGAAAGGAGAAACTCTTGAACAAATAACTACATCTATTAGAAAAAATCAACCTGACGAAATCCTGGGTTCTCGTAATTTATTTATTCCTCAACCATTAAAGATTTATCGTCGTGAAATTGCATCAAAAGCTGCAAGTTGCAATCCTCGCTCTTCTGTATCAATTGATTTACTAAATGCACCAAACGGGTCCATTATAAATTCTACAGCATCCAACAAAAATGGTTTAGTCAATACGCTAGACATCAACCAGACAACTAATAAAACTGAGATTCCTGGTTCTAGTGATGCACAATGTGCAATTGGAACACCTCAGACACACGCATTAAGTCGTCTAAGAAGCAGCGGAATGATAAAGAAGAACTACGACCCAGCGAACAACAAGTCTAAATATTACACAAATGCTGACCAATATTTGAACAGTCGTAGCAAAACATTCAAACAGAACCAATACAATTATATTCGCGAAGGAGATTCCTCTGTCACACCTGGAAGTGGTTTATCTGTAAACAATTTATACAGTCCTGCCGGTAAAACGAATTGTGACAAATATTTATTATCTGTGGATACCAGTTTCAATTATGAATGGATTTCATCGGATAATGGTCAAATTCAATTCACAGTGGATGTATCTGCTGGATATTATGATGTAGATGATATTGATGATTTGTTACAGCGAGAAATGGTAAATAACTATCATTATTTCACTCTACCAGGAAATAAGAGTAAAAATACCTTATTGAAGATTGAGTTGAATAGTTTGACAAAGAAAGTACAATTGACCGCTACCCCGATTGATGCCTCTACTAATTTGCTTACTCCAGTAATTTCATCTGAATTGGGAGACCAAAATGTGGACTGGACTGTGCCTGTAACAGCAGTTGCACCTAAGATTATTTTGAATGATAGTATTTTGACAACTTCTCTAGGATTCACATTTGGAACATACCAAACCAACACAGCACCGAACGTTGCAAGTTATAAACTTCGTTACAATGTGTTACATTACAAACCAAATAATTATCAATTTGCTCAACAAGGAGCAGTGTCTTCCAGTGATTTAATTGCTAGAAGAAGGTACAATACAATTACGGATGCTGCTGCTTCATACAGAACTGCTTATGGATTACATGTTGCAAATGCACTTGCTTATGGCGTTCCTGCAAATGGATATACCATCAAAGACAAGATTGGTTATCCTAACAAATCAACACCAAGTGTTGGTAAAGACGGAGTGTATAAGAAATGTACAGACACAAAGATCCGTGGTGGATAAAATTGATCTTTAAAATAGTAGCTTGATATATGTGTATTAATTAATATATCAAGAATGGATGCATATCATGAAATACTGAAGAGTAAAGTAACAGAATATAGTGATTTGTATTCATTGAGTCAAGATATTGATAATTATACAAATAATCATTTACAAGAACCACATGCGTATGGTTTCAAATATAGTTGTACAAACTTCAAAAAAAACATTACTACACGATTAAATTTGGTCTCAAAAGATATACGAAAGCACATTATGTCGAGTGAAGAATATCACAACAAGATAAAACATGTTCAAAAAGAACTGAAATGTGGTTTATCACGATATTTATTTAAAACACAATACAAATACAATTATAGCGACGCAACGATTTTCAAAGATAGGCCATTGTCTCAGGACGTAACAAATTATATATGTAGTTTTCTGGATGAACGTGATAATCTATCCATCAAATTCTCATCTGTTTATCAAGATAGAAAATCGGTAGAAACCCTTTTGAATTCTATGACATTATCATCACTGAAAAAGTTGCCTGGTATATACGATAACCGCCATTATAGTAGTGGTCTTGATAATCGTAAAAAAGTAGTGAGGAAAATTTTGAAATCAAACGCAAAAAAAAACATAATACATGCATTATTGGATAATCTAGACCATTTGTATGAACACTTCAAAAGTTATGACATCCCATTGGAAACAATTCAACAAGAACTACGCTATACGTCTAGTCCGGTTGAAATTCAAGAATGGGTATACGATAGAATATGCATTGGTGATAAATATAGTAAGTATTTTGACCCATACTATATTACAAAGAAATATATGAGAGATTGCTTACACGTTTTATTAGCAACGTATATACATTGCAATCACAATAAGTTAAAAAAAGAAGAAAAAGCGTCTGCCAAAAAGAAAACTACTAACAAAACAAATAAGAATAATTAGTCGTCGAATACATTATACTCTACGTTATGTTTCATACACCAATTTACACATTTGCGCAAATTGTTTTTAATGAGGTTGTTTATTTTATCTTGTTTATGTTTGTTTTCAATCAATGATACGGTATAATGTATATTTTCGATTTGTTGTTGTCCAAATATTGCGTTCAATTCTTCCAATTTATTCAAAAAGTGAGCATTAATGGGTATAGTCAAGAACCGATGTATATGTAAACCTTCTTTTTTGGTGGTCATCTTTTCAAATGCTCTAGATAAGAAAGGTAAAAATACTTGGTTATTTGGAAAAATGAATCCTTTACATACAACATATTTCTCTGAATTTGCATACCGACTGGTATGTGGTTTCACAATACTTACTTTTTCGTAAAAAGAAGACAATATATATAATAAATCTACCGTATGATGCATAAAAGAATCGAATATTTTCAAGATAAAACAACCTCCTTGTTTTTGCATAACCAATGCAAATGCCATTTGAGCAAACAACAGATTTGAAATGTGACTTTCCTGATTGTTGAAATCACTTGAAAAGTCAAAACCACCATCTCCAGTAATTAAATCCATACAAGACCCGTATTTCGTTGCACAATAGTTAAAATTAACCATAGATAAAATGTTGCCAGTACCATCTTCGCCATTTTCAATAATCACATTTTTATTTTGGTTAAGGAAATGTCTCGTTTTTTTCCATGCAGGGATGTTCGGATCATGTTTATCATCTAATATAGTCATACCAATATACTTATCATATTGACACTTCCGTTGTTTACACAATGCTTCTATAAATCCACCCGGTCCTTCTGCCAAATGGAAACTTCGAATCGGTTTGGAACTTGCCTCCAATTTGAATATTTTCATAATTTCAATCATTTTGAAATAAGACCGGGACAAAGGGTTACACGTCGCAACGTATTTATTTTTATGAGGAATATTCGTATGTATGTATTCATATGGGTTTGTATATTTTTTGAATATGTCCCAATCTTTTTCAATAAGACCGATGTGTTTTTTGATTTCATATAAATAATCGCTTTGTGATGGCGATATAATAGATGCGGGTGGATTGTGTTTTTCAATGTAATCAATATATTTGTAAGTAAAAAAATTATTTCTTGGTAACTGATAATATGTCATCAGTCAAATAATTATTCTCGCTAATAATACAGAGTAATTATTTTTATATTGTTTCCTTATGGGTTATTTTTTTCTATAACCACTTTTTTCTTATTCTTTCTTATTTTTTTTGGTTGCACAGTTGATTTGGGTTCGTCTGCGCTTTCTTTTTCTTTGGTAACGGGTTTTGTTTGTTTCTCATCATTTTCTTTGCTTTCTAATTCCTCAATTTGTGTATGAATCATTTCAGTATCCACCGTTTCTTTATTGGTCATATTTACATTTCTTACTTTCTTGAATACAAAATACCGGTTCATGAACGATATACGTTTCTCTTCGGGTGTCATATGTAATGCTTGTCCAACATCATTCTTCATATTCGGATTCTTTTCAATATCGTCTTCCATTTGTTTAAATAAATCAGAAAACATACCTGTTCCACTTGGTAGATTAATATGAGCAGCATCTTCTGTTGGCACTACTACGAATCCGTAGTTTTCCATTTCACGAATGAAATATTCGAAATTGACCAAATATTCAACAAATGTTTTGTTAATACTTTCTTGGTAAATGCCAATATTATAACCCAGACTCTGTTCGTCGTCGGGGAAACCAGTTTTACTATACATCTTAGTAATTTCATAAATCTTTCTGCCGTCTTTCATAATAGGAATACTTTCACCTTCTTCTTTATTTTTCAACATATTAAATACTGTGCGGCCATCGTAACAAGTTCCTATGAAATATCCATCAACTTTCGTGCATTCACTTAGATTACGTATAAATTCATACAATGTGTCCTTGTTTTCGAAGAAATAATGCATAGCGAACTGACAAGAACTAATTTGAAATCCCTGTTCACCTATACCATATTGGTTGTATACTCCTTTCCCGAGAAGTTGCAAATCTTTCGGTCCATTTCCAAATAGCGCTTTCGCAATCTGCTTATCTTTGTCTGTTTCAAATGCAGTGCCGTTTCTAATGTTTGCTCCGCTAGTTCCGCGCAAGAACATCGCTCGCATCCTACTACTCTTGTATTTCTTCATCAAATTCAAATAACGAGCACACGCACCATCAATGCGATTATAAATATTGTCTCGTGAAATATCCACGCCAAATACAAACTTCAGTTTCGACTTGGACCACTTAGATAGGTCACCTGCTTTCCCCACAGCATAGTCTATCAAGGTATCTCCACGATTAGATACTCCTGTAATGAGTGAACGTTTAACCACTAAGTTATGGAAATCACGCAACCCTTGTGTGCTGGTTTGTTGATTGGAACGACTGTAATACACATCATTCTCTTCTATGTATTCTGGAATGTCCTCGCCAGTCCCAATCATTTCTTCTGTAATAGGATGGTGAATAGACCGCCAGTTGCTATTAGCAACATGATAAGCATTACCGTAATTTTTCAATCCCGCTTTCAGTTCGGCTGTCTTATCATATCTTACACGTAGAGGAACCCATTTCCAATCGTCTTTATTTTCTTGTACGTATTTGAACTCTACAATCATGTCTTCTTCAAAATATTCACCTTCCTCAGATAATAACACACTGTTATCACCTTGTTTCTTTAGAATTACATTGCATACATGCGCATTTTCATCGTAAGGATGCGTGGGAACGAAAGGAACCGGTTTGTAATCGTCATTACTGTCTACATCATAAGAATTATGAAGATCGTCATTTAATATATCTTGACAAGGGTTCAAGAAACCGTGTTTGCGTTCATCGTAACCACAACGAAGAGTTAATGTTTTATATTGGATAATATTGGTATTTGTATCCATACTTACTCCGTCTTGATAAATATTCGAAACTTTATCTTTCCCTGTCTCTGTTTTTTCTACGGAAACAAGGAAATCAATCGTATTAAATTGAGGGGGTTTCCATTTGAAAGACGAATTCCAAGTAGTCTTAAATGCGTTGGATGGTTTGTCGGCTTCGTTATCTGCTCCCACTGGATAAAACGCTGGTGTAAAGATTAATCCATCAGTTTCATATTCATAATTATCGTCTTTTACCTTAGATAAAATATTAGAACACGCCTTGAATATGGTTTTATCGTCGGTGCTATGTTCAAATTCTTTTACTTGGATGCGGATACCAGACGTAACAGTCTTATTTTTAGGTTTCACTTCTTTATCTTGTGCTTTATCCAAAATAGAGACTGCGTCCAGTTCTTCTACGTAAGTTACCAGCAAATTCATACGAGATTTACCAGAAGACCCTTCTTCATTGCGCATCATAAACGGATGATGTCTAACTGATTTACCGTTAATATAATACATATCAAAAGCCGCATACAGATTAACAATTTGTCTATTTTTGTCGTATTTTATAAATTCGCCATCCAATAAACTATCAAACAAAGGCGTTTTTGTCGTCTTGGAACCGGTAAAGATAACGCGCATGTTCGTATCAATCATATAAATCTTTCCGCTCTTATGCACATATAGTAAACGTCGCTCTCCATCAGCTTTGTCTGTTACAGTATAATCTTTCAATATGGTATTATGAGAATTTTCATTGTCTGGTTCAATAATATTCGATAATTGCAGCGTATAAGAACTTGGACCTACGAAATGTTTGGGTAATACGCGCTTATATTCGTATTCTTCGCCATGTAGCATTTCCATATAAGACTTCATTACTTCGTCTTGTTCGCTATATGAAACTGGATATTTGGTATCCTGGATTCCCGATAACACAATACGAATCACTTTACGTAATTCAGCAAGCAATTTTTCAGCATTATCAAATTCAGTTCCAGAGCCAACACGAGCATTGTCTACTTCCAATTCGATTTCGTAATGCTCTATATTGGTAAATACACCCGCATCTTGAATATTGTATTGAGGAATAGGCACACGATTATTCACTTTGGATGACTTTACAATAGTCAAATCCCCAAATATAGGATATGTTTCGTGATAGAAGCGAACGCGATTCAATGAACGGAATATTTTCTTGGAGTCCACCCACTTCGACATAATATTTCTTGCAATGTTGCTATGAATATTAAAGTCTTGTTCTTCTTGGAAAGAAACGCGAAAGTTGAAATCTTCCATATCTAATTTTTGAATAAACTTGTCTTGCTTATCTTTTGGAAACGATTTGCGAGTGAACTTAATTTTATTGAACACATTGGAAGGCATATTCACTAATTTCTGAATATCGTTCGTTTCGCAATATTGTTGAATTAAGTCGGTTCCTACTATTTCAGCGCGAATATTAGACATCTTCGTTTGCCCTGTACGAGGATCCGTATATTCGTTCTGAATGCGTAACATTTGATTTCCATTATTGTTTTCCGTTTTGAAACCACACGAATATAATTGTTTAATTACATTATCATAATTGGTTTTTGTAATGGGTTTTCTGATACGAGGGTTTGTGCCAAAACGGATTTCCAATTCGCTCATTTTGTTATTTGTAGACAATAAAGGGTTGCTTTCTAAATAGAGAGATGCGATTCTATGGAATTCTTCTTTCTTTTCACGCATGTTGTTACCGGCATTTTGTGTTATTGAGTCCATAATATAGAATCTTATATAGTAAAATCATATATTATTTTCATGTAATCAATTTTGTATATTACCAATGAATCGTTTCCAAAATAGTTTCATACATGTCATTCTTTTTCATGCCAGACGCAGACAATTTCAGTTTCTCCATAAGAATTGTTAAATCCGCAAGTTTATAAGCAGAAGGACTTTTCAACGATTTACGGATTCCTTCTAAACAAACAAAATTATTCTTCAAATTTTCAATATGACTCGATGAAACCGGTTCTATTTGTAATTTATATTGTTTGAATCCATCAACGTAAATAAAATAAGTAGGCAACTCGCTATCAAAAATAAATGGCAAATAACTTTGTTTTTCTTTATTAATCACATATACGTTCATCTTATAGAAGCACAAATAAGCATATATGTTTACCAATGAAGTTGACTGTTGGTTAATAGAAAGGTCGGTAAGCAATTCAGTCATGGCCACCTTAGTAAACTTATGATTCACTTCTTTCAAAAGATGGGTCTTGTCTGTCAAATAATCCAATATAGTCTGATTTAATTCCATTTTCTTCAAACCATAATTCCGATGGATTGCCTCATATTCACCTTGTGCATACATAGCAACATATAAACACCAAAATAACGAGTCTTTTTGTGTAGGGATGAAATAATCACGAGGAGTTGTTATTTTCACATTATTTACTGATTTTCGTATTTCTTGACTTTTATCGTTAGTTTCTTGAATAGGAATATCATTATGAACTGAGGTTGTTGCTATATCTTTTTTATACATGTATTGCTGTAAATTTTGTATTGTGTCTTTTACATTATTGTTTTTATGAAAACAATAAAATACTGAATTTCCTATAGCAGTCATAATTTCTTTCAAGATTGTATAGAGCTATATGATACTATGGTGTTGTCTTTATCTTCTTTTTCATTAAGTAATGATTTTTTGAACTCGTCTTTTTGGAATTCCATAGTTGCCAAATTGGTCGTTTTTTCTTGTGTATATGCAATATAAGTTTTTAGTTCGTCTAGTACATCATTTGATAAAAATGACATGTTTATAAATACTCCACTCTTGTTTTCGTTCAATTTACAAAGATGTTTGGAGAGAAGTTTCAATATTTCAATTTGGTCTTCTTTGTTCATAATCTCTATACTATGTTTTATATGGTCTAGTTCATCGGAAGAATATGTATTATCGCTGGTCATGATTACATATATACACGCAATACAGTTTATATGGTTTTTATTTAATATCGTATATATATAAATTCGTAATATTGCCAACAATATACTTCCAATACCATATTTAATTCGCCATGACGATTATGCATATTCTCCGGAAATTTACCAAAAATGTAATATTTGTAATGATATTCGACATAGTCGTCGAAAATTTGAACGCGTAAGTCTAACGTATCATCATCTATATTATTATCTTTCCTTTCATGTGACTTCAACTGGTTTGGTAAAATACACCGTATCGTGCCGTCAGGTGCTATACCAGGTAAAATAGTATACATCTTTGTTAATTTGCGAGGTATTTTAACTTGGTTATATACATCAAAATCTCTGCGAACCTCAATATCGTCTGAAAATGATGCTATATATTTCCATATATCATAAGGTAACCAAACCATTACTATAATAAAAAAATATTTTTCATATCACAAATATTTTATTACTTATTTTTCATTCACCAATTCACCCATACACACAATATACGGGTCGTTCAGTTCAAAACGGCTGCCAATTACGCGTACAAGTATTTTCTGGTTTTCTTCTACATTATTGAACCGTTTATCGTTGTGAAAATGGTCACGAGCGATAAACACGTGTATAGGGACATTACCAGTGTCATCTACAACTTGACCGTGAATACCTGCTTTGGTAATTGTCTTGGTTGTGCATTCAATAATCATACCTTCTACGGGGTGACAAATCATACATTCATATATCGTATCAAAATTAATTTTCTCATTTTCTACTACACCACTTGAATAACTGTTTACGCGAACCGAATCTGGTTTGATAAATCCCTCTGGACTGCACTTACCCTGAATCGAATTAGATATTGACTTTTCTAAATTGGGTTTGATATTTTTACCAATTTGGTTCATGTTCAATGATATTTTTTTGGTAAGCATAGACTTTGTATATACATCTGTGCGCAGTTTACGTTCTTGATATTTTTTGGTTTCCATCACTAATATATAAATAGAAACTTTTATATATTTTAATTCGTATCAAGTATCTAATTCAATTTTTCTTATTTACTTTTTTATTCCAATCAAATTATTAATGATTGCTTCTTCTTTACTGAAAAACCATTTCTTATTATCTTTCTTGTGTTTATCCATATGACGTAACAATATCTCAGTAATGGCGCACAACCCTGTTTTAAATATACCATTTGATTTCGTTTTGACGGTTTTCTTATTGTTTTTAATTTCTTCTATATCGATTGTCTGCATGATATTTTTATCAGTGTATACACGACTCGGTAATATAGAATTTATGCGTTTTATAATATCTGCTTTTCCTTTTGATTCACAAAAGATACCAACTATGTTTTTCTTTTCAGAGAAATCCTTCATTTTAAATTCAATATTGTCGTTCTTTGACAAAAACATAAAACCCACCATTTTGTTATAACTGCTTTTAGGTGTGATAAACTTGGAAATAATACTTTCTTTGTAGTCTTCTAAATCGTCGTCTTCCACTTGATTCCATAACAAAGTATTCAATTTGTCTTGTTGATAAACAATATATGTCGACGAATCACCAAATGTACGAAATAACAATATACCAGTCTCATCGCTACTTGTAGTAATGATCCTTTCTTCGAAATATTGTTCAATATAACTCATGATTTCGTTGTTATCTTCTTCATAGTCTGGTTTATTTCCATATAAACTTTGTACAAGCACTAATTTATCTTTCAATCGCATTGTATCTAAACTATGGTAGACTAAATATTCTGTGATTTCAGATTCAGTTATGTCATGGTTCTTCATAAGAATATTCATTACGTTGCCTACATGTTTATACCAGTCATGAGAACCTTGTGTTAATAATGCGTCTTTCATAGTAAATGAGGATTTTACATTGGCAATCACTTTATTTGAAATACTATGAAATGTTTCCACTTGGTCAAGTTCATTCTCTATAATCATTTGCACTTTACTTGGTTGTCTAGAAGGAATTTCTACTTGCATTGAATTACGTTTATAACTAACAGGAACACTCCTTTCATATATACTTGCGTTCTCGTCATTCATTTCTACTGGTTGGAATGCATATACATTCTCTTTATTTACCAAATATCCTCTGCGTCCGTATTTGTCGATCAAATAATCATGTTTATTTTGTATAAAACGCGTTAATGCGAAATCAATCTCTTCATCTGGGTATTTCTTACGAATATTCACTGAATTAAATAATGTTTCGCGTCTGTAAAAATGCTCTTCTTTGAAAAGTTCTCGTATACGTTTGATAATCTCATTGTAATTCATTTTGATAAAACTATCATTGTAAGTGGAATCAATAATATTTGTGTTGTCAATGTCGATACCCCGAGAACATGTATATTCGCAATTATCCATATAATCACATACATTCGAATACGGTTTGTCGCCAATTTGGAATTCGATCGTATGTCCACTTGAAATGTTTACTTTTACGTCCTTGTTCTCTGTAATCGCTAATAATTTGTCCACTGTGAAATTTGATTGACCAATGTTCAGTAAACAGTCTACAGATTGCTCTTTCAAAATACGGGTGATTTCGCCAATCTTCTTTGCTTTCTTCTCGGCAAATCGATATACATACATATCTGCCGCCTCGTTTTCTTGAACAGCATCCGTTGTATGATAATAAATTTCCACATTTCTTTCTTCAAACGGTAATTTACAGTGGCTCAGATTGCGCACTCCTCTTCCGGTAATTTGTTCCGTTCTGTTCATGTTGTACCAAGGTTCCATCAAATGAATTTGGCGTATATTCTTAAAATCAAGTCCTTCAGCCGCAGCGCGAGTAATCAAAACTACTTTCACCAATTCGCCATTTTTGTTATTTTCATTGGTAACATACTTCAGATCATCTAAGTTGTTAGGAGAAAAATGTTTATCGCCGGTAATCATCACGTATTTCGCCTGTTGGAATATTTCTCCATTTGAACCATCAAATGATTCCTTATTCACCATTTGTTGACTATCTATTGGTTGGATAGGTGGAGTTGACGTTGCCAACAAGGGTTTTGTATATGGTGCACTCCCGTATCGAGTAAACCCCATTTCTTCTAAGGCAAGTGCCATAGGGACAACTCCTCCATCGATGTAATGTGAATATACGATAACAATTCCCTTAGACTGTTTTACTTTATTCGCAATATTGGATATTTTATGACTGTATTTATGTAAGTTCTCTGGATGAAAGACACGACCATAATTATCTAATACATCAGATTTGTAATCAAAATTATAGCGCAACATGTAATCTTTTTGAATACTTTGATGATCCATTATTTCACTTAAACCATTTTTTCCTATATAACTCTTGATAAGGTTCTCGGGTATAATAGACTTGGTCTCCAACGATAGTTCTTCAAGATCCTCATTAGGGTAGACAATATTCAAAGACTCTAACAATGGTTGTAAGAAAGTATATCCGAATTTTTCCATATTGTCGAAATCAGGGAATGATTTTTCGTCGATATTCGAAGTGGTTTTCTGTTTCAAATGTTCTAATATAGCCAAATACCCCTTCTCTTGATAATCGTTCATTTTATTTATATAAATAGGTAGGTTCTCAATCTTTTCTTCGATTTCCTTCCCGTTTAACTGATATGTGGGGTATTCCTTTTCCAATAACGTATTTTCGGCTTCAAATTGATCAGGATAAATTCGATAAGGAAATGTATATGGGTTCTCTCCTCTTACATAAGAAACATAACCCGTAAGTTTTCTCTGCAACAGTTCTTTACCTCCTTCTTTCTCTTCTGAACCTTCTACGAAATTACCTTGTGAATCGAACACTTCACTCTCTTTGATAGTGCTTCTTTTATCTACCATATTCAGTAAATTTGCTGTCCAAATAATCTCTTTGTGACTATTGTACATGGGCGTACCTGATAATAAAAGTAAACGAATGTTCTCCGCATGTTTAATCACGTCCATTAATAAAGTAGCGGTCTTCTTCTTTTCTTTGTTGTCATCTGAAATACGAATATTATGAAATTCATCAACAATAAATAAATGATTATTGAAATATCTTTTTATTTTTTGAATACGTTTTTGTTGTGCCGATTCAGAATCATCTTGGACAATATTGATTTTGCGTTGAATATAATTACCAAGTTCTCCGTATCCAATAAATCGATAATGTTCATTGATGAGAATATTCATTTGCGAAACTATCTTATCCTTAGGAATGTTCTTCATAGATGTTGGATTGATTTCTTTCAGCAACTCATTTCCAATACATGTCTGTAAATTCCATTGGTCGCCAATCTTCATCAACTTTCTTTCATCGAATAATTGCATACGGAAATTATTTTGAACATTGGGTGAAGCAACAATATAAATTTTTTGTTCCAACCCGATTTGCTTCATATAATTTCGCATTTCTTCGGCAACACCAATCGCACTACAAGTTTTACCAGTCCCTAGCCCGTGATACAATAGAAGAGCATTGTAAGGTGTTTGAAAAGATAAAAAGTTCTTCACAAACATTTGATGAGGCATTAACGAGAACGCTTGATCACACATTTGGTCAGCTTGTTCCTTTATGTTTTTAATAGTCCCGTCATAACGAATAGAATTGAATTCTTTTCTAGAAGCAATTTTCGCATTAAAATCAGCGTCATTCAAACTGGGATACAAAAAATTATAATCGTCATCTACTAATGGGTTCTCATAAAGTGTTCTTTCATTTTGTTTATTAATTATATTGTAATCATTCGCATCGTCTTCTCCAGGCAATAATTCTAATTTTGATAATAACTCTTTCTCTGTGTCGTTAAGTTCTACATTATCCATTTCAGAAATATCTATATCATCTTCCTCTTCCTCTTCCTCTTCGTCATCGTCATCGTCATCTTCGTCATCTTCGTCATCTTCGTCATCTTCGTCATTTTCACCTTCGTCATTTTCACCTTCGTCATCTTCACCTTCGTCATCTTCACCTTCGTCATCTTCATCTTCGTCGGTTTTTTTCTCTTCTTTTTCGCCTTCTTCACCTTCGTCGTTTTTTTTCTCTTCTTTTTCGCCTTCCAGCAACCCTCGTTTTGTTTCTAGACAAACAATCCAATTGATAAATTGTGGTTTAAGTCGTGCACCCATAACGCTTTCTGTTTTTGGGTCATCGATACCTAGCATACTAATCAACTTAGCCCGTAATTCTTTGATAGACATTTTTTTCAATTCAACTCCACGAGCAATTTCGATAGGAGTTGTTATTTTATATTCGTAGTTACATCCTTCAACTAATTTACGTGGTTTCTTCTCAATGGGTACACATTCGCCGGTTGTTTTGTTACGACGCTGACCCTTAGGACATCTTTTATTTTTCCTAGCTTCTTTTTCGTTTTGTTCTGCATGTTTAGCGCGTTCCTCCAAAGTAGTTGCAATTTCATTCAAAGCAGCATCAACAAGCAAATTTCGTTCGCTTACTTTCATTGGTTGAATATCTGCGATTTTTTCGATGGGTTGCTTCTTTTTAGTTACACGCTTAGAATCATTGGATTTTACCTTTTTTGTATTTCTTGGCATGAATTGTAAATATATGTATATAGAATGAACATATATTTCTGTTGTTTTTTAATAAAATAATACGGGTTTATGATAAGTGAGCATATTATCTAAATTTGTCAACATGTGCTGTTTCTCTAAATTGTAAGGACGAATACACTGAATGCATTGTTCCAATGTTTTCCACTCTATTTTACTTACCTCCAACTTATCATATTTGTATGGCATAATGGTTTTCTCGTAATCAATATAAGTAATGTAATATTTATGTTTGTAGGATTTATAATTCGAACCAGTAAAATTTTCTTCAAACGGGAAAATATTTTGAATACTATGCAAATATTCAATAGGAACACCAGTTTCTTCTTTGAATTCTCGCAACGCACAATCAAAATCTTTTTCTTGGAAATTGCGACGCCCCTTTGGAAATCCCCATTCAGGTTCCTTCCACAAAGTATATTGTTTACTTTCCTCAATTAATATATTCAAATTATAGAACAACTGTTTGTTATAAATACCATCTTTCATGGATTGAAATTTGTTTTTAGATACACTTTCTTCTTGCTTATATTGGTTTGATAATCGGCTGCTTCCCCAAACAGATATCCATAATTCATCAAAGCTCAATGTATCCAGTTTGGTTTTTTCATCTTCTGTCATTTGTTTTAACATATTCATAATATAGTCCTTATTGTTTACTGAATATTTTCCCCTCATAAAATCAATAAATCCCAACGTATCTTTTCTACGTATCATCAAGTATTCTTTTTTATTATTCTGGATACGATAGGCAATAACGCCCACGCTAGTAATAGGCATTTTGCATTGACTATATGAATGTCCGTCTTTTCCACAATTATTGCAATAATTATCTGAACTCATAAAATAAAGAATATTTGGGTTATCTTAGTAGTATAAAAAAGTAATCTTTATATATATTGTTAGTTATGAATTTCGATGCAGATACGTGGGGACCGCATTATTGGTTTTTCTTGCATACCATTGCAGAGTTCTATCCATTAACGCCGAACGAAGTGACCAAAAAGAAATATTATGAACTATTAACAAATATGCCGTTATTTATACCAAACGAAGAAATGGGAAATAAATTTAGTGAAATACTTGACAAATATCCAGTGTCGCCTTATTTAGATAATCGCGATTCTTTGGTGAGATGGATGCATTTTGTACATAATAAATACAATGTAATGTTGGGAAAAGAAGAAGTATCCTTAGCAAGAGCATTGGATATGTACAGAGAACAATATAAACCCAAGAAAATATCATTTTTAGATAATATTCGGCTCAAATCAAGATACATTCATTTTGCATTCATTTTGTTTCTAATCGTGTTGATTTATAGGTATTATAGTGAATAATCAAGTAATATACGTGTGAATTAAATCTAATGATATGTTAAATGAGAATAGAATTAGTTATATTATTCATCGCTGGATTTATCATAGCAAACATCTACACCGATGGTAAATACATAAAGATAATGATGACTTGGAAAAAATATTACCAAATGGCAGGTGTTGCGTTAGGTGCGCTATTTTTCTATTACATTGTAAAACACAATCCTCTTAGAGCACGTGAAATGTTAGTTACATCAAATGATTATATCAAATATCTACCTGTAGACAAAAGTACAACAAGCATGATATCCCCTATACTTGATTTCACTACGAAGCATTCATATTTTCAAGATGATTCTACCAAACCGATTATTCCTATGAACAATATTGAAGAATCCAGAGGAGGACAACGCATGATGAATTCAGGAAAAACAGGGACAAAAAGGTCTGTAAGTGAAACGAAGAAAAAATTCGTTGCGTCTAGGCAAAATTGGTCGTGCGACGATTGTAAGACACAGCTAAGTGCTTGGTTTGAAGTCGATCATGTTGTTCGATTGGAACATGGTGGAAGTAATCATGTAGATAATTTAGTTGCTTTGTGCCGAGAATGTCACGGAAAGAAAACCGCCATGGAGAACTTGTAATTGTGTATTCTATACTAGGGTAAATTGAATAAAATATCCATTTATAATATATTAGCATTATAAATGAATGAAACAAGAGAACCCGATTATATAGAAAAAGGATTTCAATTATTTGGTAAGTTGAATAAAACAGT